AAGCATTGTTCGTGATCCAACTACGAAGTCATAACCAAGGCCAACAACATTCTCTACCTTTGCATCAATAGCAGCATGGTTTGCAAAAGATGTATCATAATAGTTTGCTAATTCGTAAAGATTATATGGTGGTGTAATTACATCAAATAACCCATAACCATTCCTAATAACAGCGCCTGGATTAATAGCCTTTGACTTGGCGCTATCAATACCTGTAGGACTAGAGTTTGCACTATTTAAATAGTTTTGAGTTGTATCAACTTTATTTAGATTTCTTACAGTTCGGCGTTTGAAATTTTGATCTAAATTTACTAATCCTTTAAGTTCATCCCAAGACTTATTGAATGGATCATTTTTCTTAAACTCGTCTGCTTTTTCAATTGCATCACTAATTGATGCTCCTACAATATAATCTTCCATCACTCTTCTCCATGTACCTTTAATGTTTGCTGTGCGTCATAAACAGCACCAAGATCATTCATGTTTGGAATCAAGCCTTCACGCATTCTAGATAATTGCTCTGTATATTCCATTTCACTAACTCTTTTAATGCCTGGATGAAACTGGGCATGGCCACCTTCGCATCCATAATATTCTGCTGCTCTTTTTAATTCAGCCATTTTTTGTAGATCGCCCTTGCGAGATGGAATGTTGAGAAGATTTCCATGACCATCGCCAAACGCTTTTCCGTTAGGTTTGATCCATATATACATACCCCAGTCGTAGCCTTTTTCAATTAACTTCATCTTAGACTTACCGACTTTTTCTTTTTTAGGCTGATTCATAACCACAAGTATACCATATTATGCTGGAGTTATAATATAATTTTGCCAAGATGTATCTAGGTATGCCCTTAAACTATCTGTTTTAAGATTAAATTCAGCACTTTCATCATCAACAATAACTTTATTTGTTCCAATATAAGATTTATAGACTTCTTTAGGGTTAACAACAAATAAAACATCTGAAGATTTAATTAAAACATTATTCCAAGTTCCAGAATCTAGATCTTCCCAGTTATACCCATCTTCTATTTCTTGCCAGGTATTAAACGTAAATCTTTGAGCAATCTGTGTATTAGTTCCTTGATAAACAGAAATATTATTAAACATCATTAAATATTTTAAATTTATTTTTCCATTATATTGATTAAAACTTAACGCTGAGTTAAAAGAGATTCCCAAAACATACCATTCCTGTATATTAATTACTGGCTGTCTAACTGCTCTACCATTTAAATAATAAGAAAGGTCAACAAACTCTGAAGATGTTGATCTTAATTTAGCAAAAATAACTCCTCTTTGCCCATCTGATGAATGTGCCTTAACATAAAAATCTAAAATATCATCAGCATAATCTATTTCAAAAATTTTAACTGGATATTCTGGAAATGCATATAAATCGCATCTGGTAAACATTTGTATAGCGCTTGCAGAAAAAGATAAAATATTTGTAGATGAAACTGGAATTGATATTCCTCTTTCTGTATCATTTACTCCATTTCTTAACTCTATTCCACTTTTTCTAGTTAGATAAAGATATGGAAGTGTTTCTTTATCAATAAGAATTGGATTTTTTCCTTTATAGTCATTATAAAATCCAACTTTTTTAAATGGTACTATATCTATTCCATATTTTGTTCCTATAACAGTATTTTCATTATACTTTAATGATCTTGCAGCAAATTCTAACTTTCTTACAAATGCCTGTTTTTTTAATACGCTTTTAATTTTAAAATTAATAAAATATATCATAGAAATTAAATCAAAACTTATACTCTTATCTGGATAAATTAAATATCCATCAACAACCTCAAATCTTTTATTTGTCCATGTAGTTCCATTTAAATCTAAAATTTTAGAATGTTTTGCTGAAACATCAGTATATTCTGAATCTGGTTTAGCAACTCCATTTGTTGTATAATCAAAAGCAACATATGATCTAATATCGCTATCTGATGTTTGATACTCATTTAATAGTGAAGAATTAGTCCAATATGTTTGTCCAGTTGAGGCTATATCTGATGGTGATGGATAATCAATATTAAGTTGAATAAAATCTAAATCATTAACTACATTATTGTTTAAATCAAAAATTTGTGATGTTAGTGTTGAAAGTGGCAAATAATCTCTCCAATATCCAGCAACTGAAATATCTAAATAGTAAGAACCATATTCATTAAATGGTAGTAAAGTATAACTAGCAGTGTGTGTTAAAAGAGATGTATATATATTTATTGATGCAAGACCATTAGAATTAAAATGATGAGATATTTCTAAAGAATTTTTTGTTGTTGCTATTCCAAGTGTATATATCTTTCCAGTAAACTTTTTATTTAATGGATCATTACCTACATACATTTTTAATAATGATCTACTTGAAAAAAAGTCAGATAAGCCAATAATTGTTGTGTTTTGAATCAACATGTCAATATTTATTCCAGCAACAAACTCTGCTGCTGGTATTGTATAAGAAGCAATTGTTGTTTCTATTCCGTTATAGCAAAAAATATAGTTTATATTTGCATTGCCATTTTGTCTTCTAACTTTAAAATAATTATTTGCATCCTTAAATAAATGAATTAATGTTTGTTCACTTGAATCTGTAAACTCAAAAATTCCATAAATTGAGTTTATTGTTGATGGAATAAAAGCAAAGTTATTAAAGTATATAGAAGACTGTATTGTATTCCAAGATGAGTTTGGATTTAAAGAAAAGAATAACTCTCCATCATCTTGTATTGCTGCACAATCAGTTTGTAACTCTGAAAATGATTTTGTTCCTAAGTTAAAGGTTGGTAAAGAATATTGTGGTGTTGTTAACGTTGTTCCTGAAACAATAAGATTATCTAAGTCTGCTTGATCCCATGCAAGATTTAAAGGATACGCTTTGTTGTTATTATACTTAGAAAAAGAATAATCTATTTCTGCAGACGTTCCTCCATAATAACTATCAATAATTTCTGAATTTAATGGAACACCTTGTCCATAAACATAATGAATTTTTGCTACCTGTGTTGATAGTGCATAAGAAAATATAGAAAAAGATCCTAAAATAATAGGATCAACAATATTATCTTTATATGCATAAAATGCTAACCAATCATTTCCTCTTTCATCTTCAGAAAATTCTGGTGGCAAAACAAGTTCATTTGTTATAAAAGATAGTTGGCCGACCTGTTCTCCATTAACTAATAAAAATGCATTATCTTTAATTAATTTAATATGTATAAGCATTGGTCTAAACCATTCACCAACATAGTGAGAAACAAAGTTAGTTCCTATTTTTAGTGTTAAAAATCCATTATCTACAAAAAGACCATCTGTAGACTTAATTGGTCCAAAAATTCTTTTTGGTGATTTTGCATTTGAGTCAATATTAACCCAAAACTCTACAGTATATTCTTGATTTCTTCCTATCTCATTTAAAAACCCATATCCAGGAAAAATAATTGAAGGCTTTGCATTAGTAATCTGTTCCTCTTCAGTTAAATTTAATACATTATTCCATGCTCCATTGTCTTCCCAATACTGCCAATCTTCGTCATTAACAAAAGACCACTCTCTTGTTGTAATAACTTCTTCATGTGGTATTAGTTTAATAGAATTTCCCGAACCATAGACAAGTGGTATTGATCCATCTTTTGCAACTAGAGCATTGCTTTCAACCACATAATATCCGTTATTACCTGATAAACCATATGCATCTGCAACAACAACACCATCAAGTGTTAAATTAATATTATCTCCATTGTATAAATATATTCCAGATGACGTTGGAGTCTCTATTGCATTTATTACTTCTTTACCTAAAGATTCTGCATGATATTCTTCACATAGTTGTCCAAGGGTGAATCCTTGAAAATAAAATTCATAATCCATTTCATCAACACTTACATTTTCTGCATTAATTTTAACTATAATCTTTATGTAATCATCATTGTCAACACCTGCTGGAATATCAAATGTTCCAGAAATAAAAAACCATTTATCTTTAACTGATGTGATAAAATCATTATAAACTGGAGTTCCTGCATCATATGTATATCCTATTGATATAGATGTTAAATATTCGCTTGTTGTATATACCCAACAACCTACTGTAAAAGTTCCTATATCTTGATTTAAATTTGAAAATTTAACTAAATTGCTAGATGTTACCGTTTCACTATTAGTGGCATCTGCTAATCTACAATAACTAAGTCCAGCAATATTAAAATCAAATGGTAGCGGTGAAATTAAATTAATATTTCCATCTGTTTCTGGATCATAGATTATAGTATTTGCAGATGCTGTCCAATCGTGTGCTCCAAGAAAATTTCTTCTATTATCTCTTAAAAAAGAAATATAATAAGCCTCATCATCAAAATGCCAAGTTGCTAAAGGATGTTCTCCATATATTTTTTCAGCATACAAATTAGATGGGATAGCCATTATATTATTTTATCATATTAAACGTGTAAACCACCTTGGAGTTGTATATCTTATTCCATTGGTAATAGGTTTAACTCCATGAATAAAATCTGGGTTATCTGGAAAACAAAGAAGATCGCCAATATTTGGCTTAATATAAATATTATGGTATGGAAAATATATTTCTCCGCCCTCATAATCATCATTAATATATACCAAAGTTGCTATGTCTTTTGGTCTACTTGAGTCAAAATGCTCATGCATTCCATTTCCTTTTTCAAATCTAGCAATATGAGTTTTGAATGGATCAAAATCAATAAGATTTGAACCATAATTATTTTTTACATAGTTATAAACACTCATTGCTGAATCTTGCAATAAAGATAAAATGTTTGGATCTATTTTTTCTATTGAGTGATATGTATGAACGGTAAACTCTTTTTCTCCATTTCCAAACTCAGTAAACTTATCATCATTATTTTTTGCATATTCATAAATTTTATTTGCAATATCTTTTGATAAAAAATTACTTTCATATTTAATCATTGACGATAACTCTATCATTTAAACCGCCTTAATCTCACAATAATCTGTTGTGCAATACATTTCACCAACAGAGTCTAAGTTTTCTATGCCATCATAAATTGCAGACCAGTCAATTTTTGCAATTTGTCCGACATAGTTATCATATTCTTCTTGTGTAATTTGTTGATATGGTTGTTGAGGATACACTGTGTTGCCCATTGGTAAGAATGAAACAGCCTTTAGTTGACCCTCATACATATGAAGCGCTGGAGCAATATGCTTTGTTTCTGAATCTTTATCAAATGATAGAGTTACAGAAACACCATTATCAGACCAATACTTTTGTGTTGTTGCAGCAAGACCAATTTTTTCAAATAATGTTACATCTTTTTCTGATCTTGGATGTCCAGAATGTACTGGGAAATAAACAACCATTGTATTGGCTGAAACTAGATCTGGCTCAGTCTTATACCCTGCTGCTTTAAATAAATGCATCATTGGATCTTGATCACTAAATCTAATTGCACGAAGGAAATACTCTCCTCCAACTGGCCAGTGAACTCCTGGAGATGCACCAGAAAGTAATGATACTGATCCTGATGGCTTAACTGTTGTTACACGAATTGATTCACGGACACAAAGCCATTCTGAATATTGCTTATCATATTTGCGAATTGTTTGATATCCTTCGTCCATCCAATCACGAGTTGCTGGAAGCCCATGAGTATCTGCAAAAGATGCAATACCAGTCAATGATGTTCCAATTCTACGATTGCGTTGCATAATTCCATTTGTAATCTGCCAGTGTGTTGGAACAAGAGTTACTGTCTTTCCATAAAGATATGCAAACTTTAAAGTACGCAAAAAGTCTTCTTTATCTGTATGACGATTTAAATGAACCTCAACAAGTGTGCAAAGTTCATACGACTCTAATGGCTGCTCTGCACATGGATTAAAGCCCATTACACGATAATCTTTTCCATCTTCAGGATCTGCAAGACGACCATAGTTTCTTGCAACATCTAACCAAATAAATCCTGGCTCTCCATTATTAGATATTAAATCAACATAATCTTCATACTTTGTTCCAACAGTTGCTGC